CAATCTGTTTCAAGATAAATTAAAAGATGCTAGATTTGTAGATTCAACTGAAGGTCAAAATATAGATCAAGATCTAGGTATGTCAGATCAAATAGATTCAAGTACATTTATAAACTCAAGGTTTTAATAAATGGCTAGGGTCGCTGTTGAACTTACAAACTTTACAGGTGGTGAACTATCACCTAGATTAGATGGTAGAACTGATTTAACTAAATATTCATCAGGGTGTTCGACATTAGAAAATTTAGTTGTCTATCCACATGGATCAGCAGCTCGTAGACCAGGTTCTACATTTATAGCTGAAGTAGCTGATAGTGATAATAAAACAAGATTAATACCTTTTGAATTTTCAACAACACAAACTTATATGCTTGAGTTTTCAAATTTAAAAATGAGAGTGTATAAAGATAAAGGTGCTGTACTAGAAGGAGATAAAACTATAACAGGAATTACACAAGCTAATCCTGCTGTAGTAACAGCTAGTTCACATGGCTATTCTAATGGAGATGAAGTGTTAATTAGTGGTGTCTCTGGTATGACAGAAGTTAATGGTAAAAGATTTTTAGTTGCAGATAAAACTACCAATACATTTGAACTACAAGACAAAGATGGTGTTGATATAAATAGCACAGGATTTACTGCTTATAGTTCTGGTGGTGTATCTAATAAAGTTTTTGAACTAGCGACACCTTACACTACTGCACAACTTTTTGATTTAAAATTTGCACAAAGTGCTGACGTTATGTACATTACACATCCCTCACACGAAGTAGAAAAACTATCTCGTACTGGTCATACATCTTGGACACTAACAGATGTAGACTTTACTAAAGGACCAATGCAAGATGCAAACACAACTGATACAACTTTGAATCCTGGAGCTACAGCAGTAGGAACAGGAGTTTCATTAGCAGCTTCTGCTACTACAGGTATTAATGGCGGATCAGGATTTCAATCAACAGATGTTGGTAGATTTGTTTTTCTTCATGGTGGTTATGCAAAAATAACTGCTGTTACAGATACAACAAACGCAACGATAGAAATTTTAACAACATTAAGTGCCTCAACAGCTACAGCAGATTGGCGACTAGGAGCTTTCTCTGACACTACAGGTCATCCTTCTTGCGTAACCTTTTTTGAACAACGATTAGTATTTGCAGGAACAACTGAACAACCACAAACAATATTTTTTTCAAGATCAGGTGATTACGAAAACATGGATGCAAACATTGGTGGTACTGTAGCAGATGATGATGCAATCATTTATACAATCGCATCAAACCAAGTTAATGCGATTAGATTTATGACAGCAACTAGAACTTTAATTATTGGTACAGCAGGTGGTGAATTTACTGTATCAGGGGGTGGTACAGATTCTGCTATTACACCAACAAACATATTAATTAAAAAACAATCAAACCATGGATCAGCAAATGTAGATGCTATAGCTGTAGGTAACGCAACATTATTTTTACAACGTGCAAAAAGAAAGATAAGAGAACTAGCATATAATTTTGACGTAGATGGTTATATAGCACCTGATATGACTATCCTTGCTGAACATATTAGTGAAGGTGGTTTAACACAAATTGCATATCAACAAGAACCTAATCAAATTGTTTATGCTACAAGAAATGATGGTGAGTTAGTAGCATTAACTTATCAAAGGGAACAACAAGTAACTGCTTGGCACAGACATATCTTTGGTGGTAGATTTGGCAATGCAACAATAACAGTAACTGATTTTGCAAACATAGCAGATGGCACAAGAATAGTTTTAACAAAAGCAGATGGCACAACTACAACTTTTACTTCTGCTACATCTTCTACATCTGGTAAGTTTCACACTACAACAAGTAACAATCAAACTGCAACAAATTTAAAAACATTAATAGATGCTGACTCTGATTTTACAGCAACAGTTAGTAGTAATGTAGTTACGATTACAGAGACATCACCATTGTCTACAGGATTTTTAACTGTAACATCTTTAGATGATTCTGTTAGATTAGCAAAAACTAATGAAGGTAAAGCAGTATGTGAAAGTGTTGCTGTGATCCCAACAGACGATACAGAATATGAAGTTTATGTAATTGTTAAAAGAACAATCAATGGTGCAACTAGAAGATTTGTAGAAGTTTTAAATGTATTTGATTTTGATCAAACAGATAATACATCATTTAATTTTTTAGATAGTCAGTTAAG